GGTGGAACTCAAGCAACTGCAACTGCTGCTAGAGCAACAGTAGCAACTGATGTTCAACTATCACGTTACTTCAACAAAGATGCAGTAACAACTGGTGCTGGTTCATCTTCAATCTATATCAGAAAGCATGGATTTAAGAATGGTCAACCACTGATGTTTGTTTGCGGACCAGATAACTCACCTCCTGGTGGTTTAACTGACGGTGGTATCTACTATGTTAAGAACGCAACAGAAGATACTTTCCAACTCTCAACCAGCGTAAGCTTTGCTGCAAACGCTCTATATGGTACTCCTGGAACAACTCTAGATATTTCTTCAGTTCCAAACAAGCACTTTGGTTGGATGCAGTTCCACCCAGGTTATCAGGTAAGAAACTTTGCATTTAACGCAGCAGAGGGTGGTCAAAGAGATCGTGTTCTTCTCAAGTACGCAAAAGCCCCTATTTGGGTTGATGAAAATCAAAGAACTGTTCTTAAGAACCAAAGCGGTAGTTTTGTTCCTGCTGGTTTAGTTAGCCTTAGATTTAATGCTTCGGGTGGTATTGATACCGATACTTCAAACCATGAAGATATGTGGACCTCTACTGGTTCTGCAGTCAGCGCCAGAGTAATGGGTCAAACATATTATTATATTCGTTCTGTAGATCAAGTTGCTGGTTTCCCAGAATATTCACTAACTACTGCAATTAATGGTTCTGTAGTTGAGTGGACAACTGCTGCAACTCCTGGTACTAATGAATTCATTGCATTCAGTGTTATTGAGAACCAGTACAGCAATAGCATTTATCTACAAAATCACCCATTCAAGAAAATCTCACAAATTTCTGGACTTTCTCAGTACGAGTGGCCACAGTATAGACTTCGTTACTACTGCCAAGGTGAGCCTGGTACTGCAGACAACACAGAAAGACTAAGAGGTACTTATTTCTTCGGTGGATCAATCAATACCACATTCTCATCAAACAGAACTGATGGTCAAAGTGATTATTATGCTGTTCCTGTTACCACTGATGTAATCAAGTTGCAGAAGTATGATAACAACATTCTTCCAACTGGAGTTCCTACTGTCAATATCAGAGGTTTTGGTGGATCGAGCACTGTTGCAACTCATTTATTTGTTTCTGGTATTGCAAACATGGGTATTGCAATTCAGAACCCAGAATCAAACAGAATTTACATCAATGACCACGGCATTGGTGAAGGTAACCAAATTCGTTACAACAACAACGGTAATGCCGATATTCCTGGCACAAGAGCTGGTGAACTAGGTCTAGAAAACAATAACGTTTATATCGCTAGAGATGTTACGACTAATTCTCTAAGAATTATGTCAAACAGACTTGTTCCTAGAACAATGCCTGGTGCTAGCGTAGATACTACAAACGATTACTTCAGATTCCTATCTGGTTCTGGCGCTACGTTTACTGCTACTTTTGCTGCTGGTGCTGTAACTGCGGTTAACGTAACTGCTGGTGGATCAGGTTATCCTGTACCAGGAACTAACCGTGGTGAAGTTATCATCTCATTCTCTGGTGGTGGTGGATCTGGTGCTACCGCAACCGCTACTGTAAACTCAAGTGGTGTTATCACTGGCGTAACAGTAACCAACGGAGGAACGGGATATACCGCTGCTCCAACAGTAGCCGCAACTGGTATTCTTTATCATGGTCTAAGAGCTGGAGATCGTCTAATCTACAACGGTGGTCCAACTCTAACAACCAGAGGTCCATCAGCATTTACTGTTACCTCTGGTACTGTTCTTTTCGTAATTATTGTAGACCCAGGTACATTCCAGGTTGCTATTTCTAGAGTACAAGCTCTACAAGGTTACCCGATTGATATTTCAACGACTACTTCACCTTCATTTACTCAGGTATATTCTTCAATTCCTCTAGGAAAAGGTTCAGGAACTCATACGTTTACTGATGTTTCACCAACAGGAAGTGTTGATGGTGGATATATCGCTGGAACAATTACCAACAATAAGCAAATTCCACTTAAGGCAACTGGTCAAGTCCTAGGTAAGAACATCGCGTTCAACCCAGAATTCACAGTTAACTTAACCAATGGTGAGTTCTATGTAAATAACCACGGTTTCATCACTGGCACTAAAGTAAATTATACTGCTGGTACTGGTACTGGTATTGGTCTTGCATCAAACGGTCCTGAGCCTGGTTACTCTGCACTAACACCTGGAACCTACTACGTAATTAGAAAGTCGCAAAACTTCTTCGCTCTTGCAACATCTAAAGCGAACGCTTTGGCTGGCATTGCAATTCAAGAGTATTCCAACTATGGTTCTGGCGCTGCTCATAGACTTCAAACTCTGAGTGTATATGGTGAATCAGTTGGTACTGGACTAGTAACCCTTATTTCTAAGGACATTACTTTCAATGGTTCAAGTGCTTCAGTAATTGCTCCTGCTACGGATAGAATTACAATCAGCACTGGACATCCATTTGCAACTGGTGACCGTGTTAAGTACAACGTATATGCACAAGGAACGCCTGTTCTTGGTCTAAATGATGGTCAGAACTATTTCGTCAATAGAATTAGTAATACTGTCATTTCACTCCACAACACATGGTTGGGAGCATATACAAACACTGACAGAGCAAACATTTCTGCCGTTGGTACTGGTACTCTACACGTACTTAAACTAACAAACCCAACTGTATTCGGAACTGTATACAAGGGCGAATGGAACGCAACTGATACTTATGTTGCACATGACGTTGTTCTTTATAACAACAACTTCTATGTTGCTAAGATCGGTATCCCAACAACATCAAGAAACATCACCAATACTGCTGCTGGGGTTCCAATTCCTGCAAATACTCCACCAGTATCTAACGCTGGAGTTCTTGATAACAGATGGGCACCAATTCCATCAAACCTAGGAGTTGCTACTAAGTTCAATGCTCAGTTCAAGCAAGGTGATATTCTAAACATCGTTAATGAAGTTCCTTGGTCAACTCAGTACTTCGATGCAGGTTCTGGTTCAGTTGTTGATACCACAAACAACATCATTACTGTTAACAACCACAACCTACATACAGGTGATGCTGTATTCTATAGAATTGATTACAGTCTTGCTGGTTCAAACGAGCAAAGACCAATTGAAGGTTTAACACAAAACAAACTATATTATGTAAACAGAGTTACTGCAAACACCTTTACTCTATTTGAAAATCCTCCTGGTTCATGGACTGGTGGACAAGCGGATACTGGCACAAGCTATACTCTTGCTATCAACTTGGTGAACGTTGGATTTGGTGCTTTCCATAGATTTGAGAAAGTTTACACCGAAGTATATCCAACATCGATCTTCTCGATCGTATCTGATAACCAGTGTATTGTTGACGATCCATATCCAAACAGAGTTGTGGAATTTAACCCACAAGGTACTGTTACAATTAATACTCCAAACACCACAAACAACCCTGTACTAAACTTTGAGCAGGATGTATTTACAATTCCAAACCACGGATTTATCACTGGAACGAAGGTTTACTATTCTGCTGGACCTCTAAATGACGGTTTCCGTATCGGCGGATTAAACGATGGTGGTACATATTATGTCTATAAGATTGATGACAACTCATTCAAGCTAATGGGTGATGGTAATGCTAACGTTAACTTCTTCCGTGATGCTCTAAGTGCAGTTGCTGGTGGTGTAACCCAAGTTAACCTACAAAACAGCGGACAAGGATTTAAGCATTACTTCATTGGTGTTGCTGTTGGTGCTGGTAGCTATGTAAACAGAACAAGTGGTAACCTCTCAGTTTCAACTTCAAACTATGCTGCAGATAGCATTATCTATACCGATCAGAGAGATGGTGGACTATATCCTGGTGTATTCCAGTGGTGTAACTACCTAGTTGAAACTCAACTTTATACTAGACCTGATGCTATCAACTTACACAGACCATTCGACGGTGGTGTTGAGATTAGTGCATCAGAATCACCAAATTGTTCTATTGTAAGACAGACCAGAAGATACTTCCGTTATCAGTCAGGTAAGGGTCTACAGTATTCCTCAGCGATTAACTTCAACCCACCAATCGAAGTTTCTGGTATCAGCTACAGTTCCGACACCACAACTGAGAACAGCATTGCTGCTCCAAACGGTAAAGCAATCGTTGTAACCAGAAAACCACATAAACTAAAGGTTGGCAACCAGATTAAGATCCAAGATGTTCAAGTACAAACAGGTTCTGCTGCTGGATACAATACGACTGCTCAAGTAATGGCGGTTGTCGATGACTTCACCTTCAAGTATGCTACTGCTGCGGTTCCAGTTGATGTAACTCCATTCGGGTTCCCTCTGATCAACCTAACTGGTTGGACTGATGCTAGAGTAAAAGCTGGTATGTTTGATGACCAGAACGGTATGTTCTTTGAATATGATGGCTCTCAACTCTATTGCGTAAAGAGAAGCTCAGTTAAGCAGATCGGTGGTACTCTTGGTGTTACATATCAGTCAAACACTGTAACTGGTGTTGGTACTAGATTTACCAAGCAACTATCTGTCGGTCAGAGAATTGTAATTCGTGGTCAGAGCTACAGAATTACATTCATCACAAGCGACACTCAACTTTCTATCAGTAGACCATACGCAGGTAAGACCTATAATGGTGTTATCGGTACTCTAACTGAGGATGAGAAAGTTCCACAAAGCAGCTGGTCTATTGATAGGTGCGACGGAACTGGTAAGTTCGGTTATGTACTAGACATCAATAAGATCCAGATGGCATACATGGATTATTCCTGGTATGGCGCTGGTAAGGTCCGCTTTGGATTTAAGGATCAAAACGGTCGTGTAATTTATGTACACGAGTTCCTCCATAACAACAGAAGAACTGAAGCATATCTACGTTCTGGTAACTTACCAGCAAGATATGAAGTAGAGAACGGTGCAAATCCTTCATACCCACCAACTCTATTCCACTGGGGTGCTTCTGTGATCATGGATGGTCAGTTTGAAGATGACCGTGCATACCTCTTCACTGCAGTTACTGGATCTGGTGGTAATGATACTCTCGTAATTCCAAAAGAACTACAGGGTCAAAACGTTCCAATTCTTTCGCTACGTCTTGCTCCATCTGTAGATAGTTCACTCGTTGGTGCTCTAGGCGATAGAGATCTCATCAACCGAATGGCAATTACTCTGAAGCAGGTTGGTCTTGTTGCTACAAACCCAACAAACAACAAACCAGTTTCGGTTAAGCTAATTCTGAATGGAAACCTGGCACAGCCATACTTCTCCAACGTTGGTGCTCCTTCACTAACTCAGATCATTAAGCATACGGGAACTGCTGCTGATAGTATCTCTGGTGGTATCATTGTTTACGAATTCCGTGCTGCATCTGGTGCATCTGTTTCGCAAGACCTAGATGAACTGATCCAACTCGGTAACTCAATCATGGGCGGAGACTTCGTATTCCCCAACGGTCCAGATATTCTGACTGTTGCCGTAACTCCAACGGATAACCCAACATCGGGTCAAAACACTGAAGTTACTGCACGTCTAACCTGGGCAGAATCGCAGGCATGATCATTGCCTCTCATTACATCGGACCCCCGAAAGGGGGTCTTTTTTTATTATAAATAGGTAATGACTATTGATTTTTATAGGAATCTATTATGGTGTTTGATGAATTGACTACTAGTTTTAAATCACAACTCAAGCAAGCAGCTGGAGAAATTGCAGAACTAGAAAAAGCATTAGAACTTAAAAAAGAACTATACCATAAACTCCAAGGTGCTATCGAGGCGATGGAGTTGGTAGAAAAAACACAAGAAGCTCAGGTTGTCAAACAAAACAAGAGAAAAAAAGACGATGCTGAGTTAATGGAAGCAGCACTATCATAAAACAAACACATGGCGCAACCATCTACTAGACAACAATTAATTGATTATTGCCTAAGAAAATTAGGTCATCCTGTGTTGCAAATCAATATCGACAACGCTCAAATCGATGATTTAGTAGATGATGCTTTGCAGTTATACCAAGAAAGGCATTTTGATGGCATTGAAAGGATGTATTTAAAGCATCAAGTCACTGCCGCAGATATGACCAGATTTAAAACATCTGATACTACAACAACTGGAACCAGTGGTTCTGTGACTTCATCATTCACAGAAAGAAATAATTATATCGCTGTTCCAGATCATATCGTTGGTATACAAAAAGTATTTGGATTAAAATCAAGTAGTATCAGAGGAAATCTATTTGGTATTGAGTATCAAATTTTCCTGAATGATCTATATCAATTTGGATCAGTAGATATACTTAATTACTATATGACAAAATCATATCTAGAAACTTTAGATATGGTATTGAATACTGGATCTCTGATTGATATTCGTTTCAATAGAAAGAACGATCGTTTATATCTTGATATCAATGTTGATGATTTCAATGAAAATGAGTATTTGATTATTGATTGCTATCGTGCTTTAGATCCAACCACATACACCCAAGTGTATAATGACATTTGGATGAAAAAATATTTGACTGCATTAATTAAAAAGCAATGGGGTCAAAATCTAATTAAATTTAATAATGTACAACTTCCTGGAGGTATCACTCTCAATGGAAGACAAATTTACGAAGATGCAGTTGCTGAAATTGAAGAATTGAAGCAGCAGTTGTACAATGAGTATGAGTTACCACCACTAGATATGATAGGATAACCCATGACTAAAAACTCCTATTTTCCTCAATACGGTGGAATTGGTTCAGAGCAAGATTTGTATCAAGATCTTGTAGATGAACAAATTAAAATTTTTGGTATGGATGTTTATTACATTCCAAAAACAATGCTTATTGATAGAGCATTGAATGATGTTGTGCTGTCTAAATTTGAAGATAATGTAATGATAGAAATGCTTCTCACAAGTGTTGACGGATTTGGTGGAGCATCATCTTTAAATCTAGCAAAATTTGGTCTGCAGATCAAAGATGAAGTAGTATTTACAGTGTCAAAAAGAAGATGGACTAATTATGTCACTACAGAAATAACTACTCATGTAAATGGAATTCCTAATGAAGGTGATTTAATTTATGTTCCAATGACACAAAATACGTATGAAATCAAATATGTAGAAAGAGAGGCACCATTTTATCAGTTGGGAAAAAATTACACATATACTTTAAATTGCGAACTATATAATCCTGGTAATAGTATTTTCAATACTGGTAATTCTACTCTCGATAATCTAGAAGGGGAATCTTATATCTTCCCAGTTACAATGAAAACTGGAGGTACAGGAACTTTCTCTGCTGGAGAAACTGTCACTCAAACTTATACAGAAGGTTCTACACAAAAAACTACTACAGCAAAAGTTGTTAAATGGGATGCTGCTACAAGGCAATTACGTTTAACTTACTTGGTTGGAAATGTAAAAACTAACGTTGCATTTGTTGGTCAAACTAGTTCTGCAAATTGGGTGGTAAATAATTTCGACACTATTGATATTCTAATTGATAATAATGCATATGATGAAAATAGATATTATGAAAACAAAGGTGATATCATCATAGATTTCACTGAGAGCAATCCATTTGGAGAATACGGAGACATGGGAGGATCATTCTGATGTTAAACAAGCAATTTTATAACGAAGCAATTAGAAAGACTGTAGTTTCATTTGGAACTTTATTCAATAATATTGAATTAGTAAAGAAAGATCCTGCCACTGGAACTATTCTAAAAGAAGAAAAAGTACCTATTGCATACGGACCAAAATCTAAGTTTTTAGCGAGACTTGATGAAGATCCTGGTACAGCAAGGAAGGTGAATATTGTTTTCCCGAGACTTTCATTTGAACTTACTGGATTGAGTTATGATACTGCAAGAAAGACATCAGTAATTCAAAGATATAGATCTGATGATACCTCTACAGATAAACTAAGAATTCAGTATACTCCAGTTCCATATAATATGGAATTTGATCTTAATATCATTTCAAAAACTCAAGATGATGCTCTTCAAATTCTAGAGCAAATTCTAGCATATTTTCAGCCAGCTTTCACTATTTCAATTAAGTTTATTACTGAAATGGAAGAGGTGAGAGATGTAGCTATTGTTTTAAACAACATATCATATGATGATGACTACGAAGGAGATATGTTAACAAGACGTAGTATAACATATACTTTAAAGTTTGTAGCAAAATCATACATTTACGGTCCTGTTACCACATCTGATGTCATTCGTAAGGCAACTGTTTACGAAACTCTCGGAGATCCTGCTTCAAATAAGAGAGCGGTTCAACTTGAGTACACTCCAGAATCTCTAACTGATAGAAATGCTGACGG